TTAGCGAGGCTGCGCCCAATTGCAGAAGTTTCCGCGTTCTCAAGTGCAGAAGTTGAATTGACACCTCTATCCGTAACCACTTCATAAGCAAGACCAGTTGCCCAAGGATTGGCGTCCAACTCCGTACGATATATTGAAGCCCTGACAATAAACCGCGTAGCACTAGACTCCAAAAGCTCAGTGTAAATACGAAAATCAGGATACTCAGCAATAAACTTTCCAAGACGCACCTCCACGGTTTCGTAATCCATAATATTAAATGCCATTTATTCACCTCTCATATCTTTAACAATTTGATTGTAAATTAAACCGTATCCAAGGAGATCGGAGAGTGAATCCTCATGATCGCTGGACTGACTGAGGCGTGCGACTTTGACGAGCAACATACACATTGCGACCTGTTCAGGCGAAATGTAAGTGTCCAAGTAACCTGACCACAGCTCACTAATTCGTCTGTGGTTAATTTCCGCAGAGCCGTAAATACTTCCTCGTTGAACAAGGGTTGACTGGACATCATCTAATAACTCCTTAGTTTTTTTCATAGTCAAATACCTCATCTGATTTTTTAGCTATGTTGGTAATTCTCCTATGAGATTCCCAACCAATTGCCCTACCCTTCCAATACCCGCTATTAAATGCAGACTCTCGGATTTGGTAAATAACAAATAAAAGAGTTCCAGCGGCAAGGCAATACCAAGCCCAAACTAATGCGTCGGCTCTCATTAGATATTCCAAGAGCTTGCATAGTCAGTTGTAAAACACCATAACTCAACTGCGCTGTCGTAAGATATTGCGTAGGCATGACCAACTTGGTCTAAGTAATGAGTTGCAAGAATTAAAGCTGCATAACTCTCAACCCAAAAAATGTATTCATGGTTGAAGTCAAGTTCTTGGTCAAAACGTTCTACTTGCTTCTCCCAGTTATGACCCTTGAATTGCATTTGACTTTCTGTAAGTCTTTCAAAGTCAATTGCGTTTACATCAATCTTTTTCAGATTTAATGTATGTACTATTTTCATGCTAACACCAACTCAACTGGTGCAGCTGCACAGTTCAAACAAGGTTGCTCTGCGCCAAAATCAGACCACCAAGCTTCATCAACACTTTTACAATTATTACAGATAACTTTTGCAAGTTTCATTTAAAGCCTTTCCGTTACACCAAGTCCGTTTACTTGGATAAGGAAATTGTGACTTAAAGCTGGGACATTTACAACGGCATACATGGCGCGTTTGGTAACGATTTGATAACGAAGTCTAAAGCAACCCTAGAGAGTCAAAGGCGTCAATCTGCTCGTCTATGGTTCTCTCTACATAATCCGTTTCTCTATTCATACAACTTACCTTCAAATATAAATGTGCCGTTATTAATTGGGATAGGAACAACCTGAACCTTGCGGTCTTTTACATAGGCAACAGCGAATCCTTGCTGCCAATTAGCGTAACCGCGTGTGTAAGCCATACCGCTTGAAGCAAGATCAACTAAATTACCTACCTCTAAACCCCATACAGTACGCCCTAATTGACCCCTAGAAGCCTCTGTAAAGGCTGCTAACCCTAATCTGTGAGTGTGTCCACAGACTACGCTTTTTCCTAACCTTCTAGCGCCGTTTAAGGCTGTTTGTCCACCAATTTGGCTAAGAGGGAAAGCGTCCCCATGAACTGCCGTCCAACCATATGCCCAGTCAAGTCCGTGTGAGTGAAAACGGATATTGAGTTTGTCATATCCCATAAAACGCTCATATTGCATTTCGGGTAAGTTAAGAAAACTTGGGAGTCTTTTTTTAATTGATCGGTAAAGTCGGATTCCATGGTTACTTCCTACAACATCTGTTACACCAAGGTACTGAAGTACATCTTGGGTAAGAGTTCTATCATCATCTAAGTTGCCAACCATTTCATCAATTGTTCCTGCATTAAATCCACCAAGCTGAGGTAAATCTATTTCATCACCAATTTGAATAGTTTGGTGAGGATTCCATTTAGATAAAAACTTTCCTACTACCTTTACGCTTTTCTCATCAAAAAACGGTGACTGTAAATCGCTGATAAAAGCGACACGCCTAATTATTCGTCCTCTTCAAAATCGTCTAATGGGTTTTTAATTGGGTCTGTTGTGTCAACAATCCAATCAGGATAACTAGACCTATCCATGGCAAACGCGAGTGCTGTTCCCTCGTCCATGCCTGATTTTCTGCAAGCCATGTAAACCTCATTAGCTGCAATAGCCCAAAAATCTAGTTTTGTAAGTACAGGCTCTTTAGTAGTCCTGCGTCTTCTAGCTACTTTCTTTTTAGGTTTGCGTTTGGTTGCCATGTCTTAAGTTTACTTCCTACTAATGACAATAAAGAGTTCATCTATGCGGTCATTTAATCGTGTCGTTTCACTTTGTAAATTTGTGAGTTGGTCTTTCATGCTTGAGCCTCCATTGGGGCGAAGCTCATTTAACCAACCCTTTACCAAATACCTGAGTCCAGCAAGGACTCCAATTAATGTGGTTGTAACTCCAGCTGCAAAGCCAGCCCACTGAAGGGCTGTCATTACTCTTTACTGCCTATGCCAAATGCTGTTTCGTCGGGATTTAACGCACGCAAAATTGGGGCAACCCAAGCTATTAAAAAGGCTTTCCAAATGTCGTTGAATTGACCTGTTGGATTTGTTACATAAACTGTTGCTAGACAAACAAATGCGCTTCTTGCGTATGAGTTAATTACAGCTAGTGTTTTCTTATTCATTGTTACCCCCTAGTAGTGGTATGTTAAAAAACTCTGAATTGTTATCTTGATCTTTCTTGAAACTGATATGGATATGATGATTGTGTGGTGAGTAGCCGCGGTATCGTCGCCATTTGTAATTTAGTATTGGCGAAGCAATCATGCCCAAGTGGATTACATAATGTACGCGTCCGTGACTCCGAGCATAGAGTCTAATTTGATCTGCCAAATATGCTGAATCCCCCTTGTTGTCAGATAGGCGAGCGTCAACATCAATTGCTCTGACAACAAATCCTGCTTTTGGGTCAGGTATGTGGTCTGATTTACCTGCCGATTGATGACGCAAATCAGCAATCCACCCTTCGGCATTTCCACGCAAACGGTCTTTGTATGAATCATCTATTTGTTCACGAAGTTGAACCCCAGCTTTTGATAACCAAGGTTTCATTATGAAAGAAGTAAAGCAGCTTCCTCAATCGTAATGCCCAACTTGTTAAGTAAAGCAGATTTGGCTAATGCTTTTGCTTGGTTTTCTGCTTCAAATGTTAATTGAATTAAACGCATTTCTGCCCAATCATTACAGGCTTTTTCATATTCTTTGCCTGTCAATTCAATTTCAACATCATTAATAATTTGCACCATTGTTGGATTATTGTCTTTACACTCTTGAATTAACTCATTTTTTGTTTTCATATTATGCCGCCTCGTATGTAAATGTAGTTGAAAATTTATCGCCTGTTGTCCAAGTCATAGGCGCGGTTGCTGAAACATTGTCTGATGCTAAATAATTGCCATTTGTAGGAAAAAATTGCCACCTAAAAGTTTGCGTACTATAAGCAATCATACAACCACCAACAAGAAATGCAGTTCCTACATCCTCAATTTTTCCAAAAACAACCAACATTTCCTCAAATCCTGCGACTGTATTTGTTGGCAAACTCACATTAGGTGTTCCCGATATTGAACTTGTTGAACCAAAAATAACGCTAAAAAATACAGTTACCAATTTTCCTGTTTGCGTATATCTAGCTGTAATAGTTGCGTTACCTGCGGTAAAATTTGTGTAAGTAGGTGTGTAATTTTGCCAAGTGCCACCACCGCTTGCGGCTGCCGCCCACTTTAATCCTGTGGCTTGTGCGCTGTCAGCTGTTAAAACATAATCATTTGTGCCAACTGCTAACCTGCTAAAAGCGTCTGCACCTGTTCCAACAACTAAATCACCTTTAGCGTCTATTGCGGTTGCCATTGAGTTTGTAACTGTTACCGTGCCTGAAGTTCCACCGCCGCTTATTCCTGTTCCTGCGGTTACGCCTTCAATATCACCTGTTGCACCCGAAGCAACCCAAGTTGCACCGTCATAATACCAAAGACCATTTGTGTCTTTAGTATAAGCAAACTGTCCTTCTTGCGGTGAGGTAATTGCTGCGTCGCGAGCTGCTGCGCTAGCAAAAACTAAAACACCCTGCATTAAATAACCGTTAACATTAGCGGCGGAAAGAACCTCACCAACCGCAAAAGTTTTAAAACCTAATCCTGCTGCCATATTTGTATCCTCCTAGTAGCTAAGTATATCGTCATTTAACTGACCATAATAAGTATTGTCCAAAATAAATCCGTCCACCAAACTTTCCTGAGTGCTAAATGTTCCTAGCCATGAGGAAGGTGTTATGTCCCAAGCAACCCCTTGAACCTGAAGGTTTTTAATTATGGTAGAACCGTCGGGTTGTATGTTGGTTATGAGAACATTAGTAAAATAGTCCATTTCTAACATAGTGTTAGTAGGAACAGCCGCGTCAAGCAAGTCAATCGTCATTTCGTCAATTCTAATAGTTGTATCTGATCTTGTTGCGACATAAATGGCTGCAATATTGGCTGCGTCGGTGTCGGTTTGAATTACTAAATCTGAGCTAGTAATCGAGTGGGGGAAGTAAGTTGCCACGCTGTCAGCGTCTATGCTTACTTGTGTAGTTCCCCCAAGGCGAGTTATGTTTGCTTGATTTACAATTAATTTATCATCAAACGCAAACTTTAGGTTTTTATAAGGAATACCCCCTGTTTGATTAAACTCAATTGGAGTTACACCTGCACTTGATATTACTTCAGACCTGTTTTTAAATATAGCGTTGCCTTCGGGTGATAGATAATAAGCCCCCTGTTCTGAGAACTCTGCGTTTTTAATAGCTGATAAAGAAGTCCGAGAATTACCTGCGTCTGCCTGTGTTAAAGAATCACCTATTGAAATTGATCTCATGCTTGTTGGGAAATCTACGGTATCTAAAATTTTGTCAATTCTAGTTCCAGTATCTTGTCCATTGGCTTGTCCGTCAATTGTTGTAATAGCTGCTAAGTTAAATAATCTAAATGCGTCGCTTGCATTAATGCTGACATAAGAAACATTTTCTGCTTGATCGTATGAATAAACATAATCTGTTGTATATCCACTAAAAAGATAATAAGTAGTTGAACCGTATGTTGCTGATATTCTTAATTTTTTTAAGGGGGTTAATTGCCCATAATAAGGAGAGCTAGAATTTTGAGGATTGAAAAAAGAATTGGGGTCAAAAATCCTTACAGTTGCAATGCCAGCCTCATAAGTATCTCTTGTTAAATTCCGTCCACGCCTGATATTAATGGCTCTTGTTACACTTGTTAAATCGGCAATTAAAGAAGGTGTTTCGGATTCAGCAAGAATACCTGTATCCAATAAACCAAACACAGTGTCGTCTAAAGTAAGACCAACTCCAAAAGTAGCGCCAGTTGAAAAATCTAAAGAAACATTAAGTGTTGCTGGTAAAGCCATTAGTCGCCTCTAGTGGCTCTGTTTGACATTGAAAAAGAACCTGAAGCACTTGAATCCAATAAACCATTTCTTACCTGATCTATTAGGTCAGTAGTTGCGCCATTAATTACATAGTTATTAACAACCTGTGGAGTTGAACCAGCTTGACCAAATGGAGTACCAACATAATTTAATGCCATATCATAACCACCCATTGCGCCAATGTTTGTGCTTACATTAGAACCTGCCTGACCAAACGGTGTGCCAATATATCTGCCCTTGGCGTCGTAATGATTAGGGTCTAAAACAGTTGTTATAGGTGTGTTAATACCTGCAATTTGAGTAGGTGGAGTTTGCAATAATCTATACATTTCAATTAACTTAGCCAAGAGGTTATCTATCTCAGAACCCCAACCTTTAAACGGATTTAAAGCAGGTGGTATGTTTGCAATTGCTTGTGCAAGATTAGTTGTTTGTAATTGACTAATAGCAAGTTGTTTCCCAAGTCTATCAGCTTCACTTGCGTTTCCCTGAAGTAAAGCAAGCTGTAAAGAAAGTCTAAGTTTTTCGTCCTCAGTTAACTTGCCTTGTAGTGCAGCCATTATTTGAATTTGATCCATGTCAAATAAGGTGTTTGCTTTCTTTAATTTGGCTTGATCTTGGACAGCTTTAGTTTGAGCTTTGGTTGCCTTTAATTGAGCAGCGGCTGCCTCTTTAGCGGCTTTAGCGGCTCTAGCAGCTGCGCCTTCAGCAAACTTATTAGCACCGCCTTGATCGCCTCCAGCCATTGAACCACCCGCGGCAAACATGCTTGATAAGTTTTTAGTTGCTTTATCGCTTGAATCACTTAAAGCCTCAACACCTTTAGTAACTAGACCAATGGCGGCAAACATACCCGCTGTTAGAACTGCCCCGCCTAATGGATTTAATAGAAAGTTTCTTGCTACTGCGCTGGCAATTAAAGCATTTCTTAATGTTTTAACAGTTTTTACAATTGTTTCTAAAGCAATAATGAAGGCAGCAATTTTATTGACCGTAAATGCGGCTGCTAAAGCAATTGCAAAAGATTTAATTAAAACTATATTGTTTGAGATGAGTGTGCCAATATTGCTTAATGTTGTAGACGCAGATTCACCAAAATTGATAATCTTAACTTGCAATTGATCTATGTCCGTTGATTTAGAAATCTTTAATAATGCGTCAACTAGACCAGCGCCAATGCTTTCTTTAGCTGTATCGGCTGCAACTTTTAACCTAGCAAGTTTAACTGAAAAAGTGTTTAAACCCGCCGCGGCTGCGCCCTTCGTTACATTTGTGATTTCTTTTAAAATAGCAGCAAAATCACCCGAAGCAAGAGTGGCTTTACTAATTCCTAAACCAAGTGCGCCTACGCTCTTTGTATTTCCTAAATAAGCCTTGCTTAATGCGTCGGCTGCTTCGGTTACGCTAATGCCTTGGCGAGCAGCAATATCCAAGGCAACATTAGTTAAATTTTGAGAAGCTGCAAGGCTGCGTGTAGTTGTAAGAAGTTGTTCATATGCTGGAATTAATTGAGTGTCGGTCACACCATACTGAAGTTTTAAACTGTTTAAAAATGCTAGTGAGTCTGAAGTTGCAAACTCAAACCCTATGGTTCTAAGTGAGTTTCTAAATAAAGCAAGTTGTTTTTCTTGGGCAGCAAAAGCCGATATTGCAGACTTAGCAAACGCGGTTACTCCTACGCCTATAAGTGCATGTTTGACTGATCTACCTAATTTATCGGCTGCGTTTTCAGCTTGTGCAAAAGCTCTTTTACCAGTGAACTGCGCGGCAATATCAATTACTATACTCACAAAGTAACCTTTCTAAAATACTGCTTCTTTTTAAATTGCTCATTTACATTGTAAATAGCAGTTAAAGCAGCCGCATTAGCCTTGCCGCCGTCCTCAGCCCAAGCCCGAAAGATCAACCGACCTTTCATGTAACGCCCACGCTTTGTTGAGCTTTCAATGTTGCCTTGA